TATATGTATCAATCATACTTATAGCTCTCTATCTAGCTCTTTAGTGACGGGCTCTGTCGACTACCTGTCGACTTCCTGTCGACTTTTAACTTTTAACTAACTGACTTTCAGTAGGATGTCGAGAATGTCAAGAAAAAGACCGAAAACTCCTAGGGTTAAAAATAAAGATGTATAATACTACTACTACTACTATAGGGAATTAAAACCTGACATAGGGCTAAAGGACGAACTACGCAAAAAAAAGTAAAAAAAAATAATTATGCCAACAGTAAAGTACAAGTGTGGAAACACGGGTAAAATGAAAACCAAAACATTTCCTTACAATGCAGTAGGAAAAGCTCAGGCTACTGAGTTTGCAAAATCTATGGGGGGTTCTATGAAGAACAATCCCGGCTATGGAATGGAAAAGAAAATGAAGTCTTCATATTAACTTAGGAGTGAGTTTAAGAAATGGCTACCAAATCAAAAATGAAATGCAACAGTGTTGTTCCATCCGATAGAGCGGGGAAGAAGAAGATGGTTAAGGCATGTGAAGGTGGTAAGGAGAAGCTTATACACTTTGGGGCTAAGGGTTACGGTCATAACTATTCAGCAGCAGCGCGCAAATCTTTCAAAGCTAGGCATAAGTGTGGTACAGCAAAGAGTAAACTAACGGCACGTTATTGGGCGTGTAAGAAATTATGGGCCGGGAAGGGTGGCTCAACTAAAAGTTCTCCTGCGGGGAGGAAAGGGAAATACTAAATTCCGTATATTTGCATTAATAAAATCAAAATTTTAATGCAAGAATCAGGATTTACACCCAAGAAATTGGAATTTAATGACGTTGCGAGAGAGAAACTCGTAAACGGAATAGGAAAAATCGCAGACGCGGTAGGTAGTACATTAGGCCCGGCGGGTCAGACTGTCCTTATTGAATCCCCTAATCATACTCACGGCATCACAGTTACCAAGGATGGGGTAACGGTAGCGAAGGCTATTGACCTTATAGATGCTACTGAGAACTTAGCGGTACGAATTATGAAGGAGGCCGCAGACCGTACGGCTACCACCGCGGGTGATGGTACAACAACATCTATTGTTCTAACTCGCGCACTTGTCGAAGAGGGTATGAATCGAATCGACAGTGGTGTGGATAAGACAGAGGTGTTAAGAGAACTTGAGAAGGAGGGAGCAAAAGTTGTTGAGGCTTTACGCAAGCAAGCTCGAGCGGTTACTAAAGGGAAGTTGAAAGACGTAGCCACTATCTCCGCCAACAACGACACAGAGCTAGGGGAGATTATCTCGAAGGTATATAAGGATGTAGGAAAGAACGGTATCGTCACCGTGGACAAATCCATGACGAGCGACACCTACTATGAGACTACAAAAGGAATTAAAGTAGACCGTGGTTATAGCTCTCCGCTATTTATTAATGACCACAAGAAGGATGAGTGTGTCCTTGACGACACGCATATCTTAGTTGCTGATGCAGACATAAACAACGTCTTACAGATTGAGGGTGTACTCAAACCTATTATCGCGGAGAATAAGAAGTTACTTATTATTGCTCCTTGCTCTGTAAATGTGGTGAACACTATCGCAGCTAATGTGATGAAGCGCGATATGAAAATATGTATTGTCCCTCCACCAAGTTTTGGATACCGTCAGCATGAGCTGATGCAAGATATAGCGCTAAGTGTTGGGGCTACCTACTTCTCATCCAAGACGGGCGATGACCTTTCTCTTATGAAGCTTGAGGACTTAGGTCATGCCGAGCGTATTATTATTGGGCGTGACTCTTCTGTTATCCTTAAGGATGAGGGTAGTCAAAACCAAGAGGCTATTGACGAGAGGGTAAAGCAGCTTAGTGATAGTATGAAATTAGTTCAGAAGAAGGGTGATAAAGATTTCTTGCTTGAACGTATAGCTTCTCTTACCGGAGGTATAGGTGTCATCTATGCGGGAGGGAATACTGACCTGCAGCAGAAGGAACTATACGATAGGATTGATGATGCAGTATGTGCAGTACGCTCTGCTCTTGAGGAAGGTATCCTTCCCGGAGGTGGAGTAGCTCTATACAACTACGCTATGAAAAATCCCCCTAACACTATAGCGCAAGAAATTTTATCTTATGCTTTACGCACTCCCTTCGAACAGATAATTGAGAATACAGGATTGCGTGGGATAGATATATGGAGCGGAAATGCAGATGAGTCCGATAGTTATGGATACAATGTGAAGACAGACAGCTATGGCGATATGTATGACATGGGTGTTATAGACCCACTTAAGGTTACGCGAAGTGCTCTTGAGAATGCTATCAGTGTAGCTATTACTATCTTGTCTACTAACGCCATTATTACCATGGCTCGTACATATGAGCAACAAGGATAAGACTCCTCCTAAAGGAAATATAAGGTTTAGCATCTCTCTTTCACCTGAGCAGAAGAAAGCTAAGGAGCAGGTTATATGTCATGCATATAGTTTTATTCTAGGTCAAGCCGGGTCGGGTAAGACTCTTCTTGCTGTACAGATAGCTCTTGATATGTTCTTCAAGCGGCAGTACGATAAGATTGTTATTACTCGGCCCACTATCTCTACGGAGGATAATGGATTTTTGCCGGGCAATGAGAAAGAGAAGCTTGAGCCGTGGCTTGTTCCTATCATGTCTAATATGCGTAAGGTATATAACAAGCAAGACAAGATAAACAAGATGGTCTCGGAAGGAGATATCGAGCTTGTGTCTCTCACTCATTTCCGAGGGCGTACCTTTGATAATTCTATTGTTATAGTAGACGAGTTTCAGAACTTAACTAAAGCTCAGTTCCGTATGGCGGTAGGTAGGATAGGGAAAGATAGCATTATGATATTCTGCGGGGATACTCAGCAGGTAGATTTGCGCGACCCTAACTACTCTGCTATCCATGAGGTGAGTAAAATAAAAGACAGTGAGCATGTGTTTAAGGTTGTGCTTAACGACAACCATAGACATAAAGCTATAGACGATGTACTTAAACTTTTAATAAATTTCTAATGTGGGTATATACAACAACATACGGAGACATAGACATAAACTATATTCTAACTAAATCATGAAACCAATAGGAAAATATATTCTTATCACTCCTATCAACGAAGAGATGGAAACGGAGTCGGGGCTACTTCTTACTAGCGAAGATACTGCGGACTTCCGTTATAGAAAAGCTACTGTAGTAGCGGCGGGTACAGATGTCATCGCTATAAAAGGTGGAGACACTATCTTCTATGACAACCATGCGGGACATAAGATGATGATTAAAGATATTCAATACAGCGTTATTCGGGAGAACGATGTCGTTGTTGTCGAATAAACTTATTCATCTCTTTGATATAGTTCCGGTATACCTTAGCCATATAAGGTCTATTGTTCTTGAACAGCGGGTTTACTGAGGTTCCTTCCTTTTTTCTAAATACGCTTATCCACTCTTCCTTTTTTAGTTTTTCAAACCGCATCTTATCCCATGAGATGAGTTCGTTGAACTCGTCAAATTTATCCTTAGAGAAATATTTCTCTGAGTATAGAAATAACAAAAGGTCTAAGTCTGCTTGGCTAAGGTCATATTTAGCTTTTATAAAATACCTCACTACCCTCCAATACTTTAGGTAATCTTGTGGTGGAGGCTTACGCCAATTCAACATTAAATATATTTTAGTAAATTTGTAGCGTAAAGTTACAAAACTTATGGCTGAGAGTAAAAAAGACAAGAGAATAGTAAATTTAGATGATATCAACTTCCGCAATAAAGATGTGAAGAAGTGGATACATCCATCTCAAACCCCTCCTGTTAAGCGCAAAAAGCGCAGCCACGGCCTTAAGGAATTACACACTGTAACAAAAATTAAAAGATTATGAAGCAAGGTTATAATGCCCGACTCGATGAGTCACTCGGAAACAAGCACAAAGGTGCTCACAAGCAATCGCTAAAAGACCGTCGTGACGAGTCTAAAGCTATGTCTAAAAAGGACTACGGTCATGCCTATGGTGGCGACCACTCTATGAAGTACGAACATGAGGTTCACAACAAAGGAGTGCATAAGCACCTTGGTGAACTTATCCGTAAGTAATGGCGGGTCGTACTAAGAAGGGAAAATTTCCCGAAGTTAAAAAAGCTGACCAAGGTAAGTTTACTGCGTGGGCTAAAAAAAACGGATTCAAAGATGCGTGTAGTGCTGCTTCTACTGTGATGAAGAATACAGATAACTATTCAGACTCAGTAGTTAAGATGGCTAACTATGCCAACAACTTTGGATGTAAAAGAAAATAACCATGATAGATTTTATATCTGAAAATGCTGCGGCATTAGTTTTAGGCCTGATGGCCTTCATAAAAATTATTGTTAATCTTACTCCTACGGAGAAAGATAATCAAGTCTTCGGATGGGTAGATACCCTCATCAATGCAATTATCCCTGACCGTAAAAAGTAAAAAATATGGGAATGCAATCGAGGGGTTTAGGCGATAGTATAGAAAAAGTTACTAGAGCTACCGGAATTAAAACAGTCGTTAAGAAAGCAGCTGCTGCTGTTGGTGTTGAAGACTGTGGTTGTAATAAAAGAAGGGACACCCTCAATAGAGTGTTCCCATATAATAAAGAATAAAGATGGGATATCAAAAACTCCAAACAGGTCGTGCCACTTCTATGACCAACCTTCTCAGTGATACTGAGAACTTAGTAAACCTTAATGACCGTATTACTCTTTCAGGAGGTGGTACTGCTTCAGCAGGTACTACAGGAACTTTACTTGAAGATAGTGCCGCAAAATTTATAACCGACGGTATTAAAGCGGGTGATTTGGTGGTTAATAGGAGCTCAACTAATAGTTCAAGTAGAGTTGTCGCTGTACAAAGCGAAACTGAGCTTACAGTACAAACTACAGGGCTATTCACGACAGGTGATTCTTTTGAGATTTGGTCAGAAAGTACTGAACCCGCTGTACTCTATATAGGGGGTGCGGGAAATTTAAAGTGTGTTACTATGGGTGGTGATGTTATTGATTTGCTTGGTCTTGCCGCAGGAAGTTTTATACCTATACAAATTAAAGGTATTAGGGCGACAGGTACTACCGCTACAAATATTGTTGCTTTATTCTAAATGGCATATCAAAAGCTCCAACCGGGAAGGGGAACGAATATATCAAGTAGATTACGTTCTGACACTACAGATAATGTAGTGTTAAGTGATTTGATTACTGCCGGAGCTTCAGACGCGGTAGGAGTTGCAGGTGAACTTAATGATGCGGGCGGGGCTTTTATTACGAATGGGGTGCGTATAGGCGATGTTATAAAAAACAATTCTGTTTCGGGTCAAGTTACTACTGTTAGTGGGGTTATAAGTGAAACTCGATTAATCCTTTCTGATAGTAATGCTATCTATTTTCCTACAGATGTTTATCAAATATACCGCCCTCCTATTGAGGCTGCGGTTTTGAGTGTTTCTAAATCTTCTGCGTCAACTAGCGATATCAAAATAACCACTTCCGGTGGTGATGATGTTACCTTATACGGTTTGCAGGATGGAACGTATATCCCTATACAAACTAAAAGAGTATGGGAAACAATAGGTGATAATTTAGTTTTAAATGGAGACTTTAAACTCGGGGAGCAGGTTATATATAACGGAAACTTTACCGGGATTGGAATCGAGTTAGTAACCGATGGTAATTTTCCTTCAGGCACTTCAGCGTATACTATTTCTCCGGCAAGCTCGTGGACTCTTGAAGACGGATATGCTGAAGGGATAGGTAATAGTTCCGCTAATTATTTGCAGCAACCCTTTACGGTAACCAATGATAAAGTTTATAAGTTTGTTTACGAAGTGTTGGAAGACACATTAGTGAACGCAGGTACGGATAAAATCGGTCTAAGTGGTTCAGGTGCATTTCAAGATTCCGGAGTTGCATATATCATTAACTCAAGTGTAGGTGTCCACACTTATTATTTAGCTGCTACTAATGCTGCTGCCGCTAATACTTTGAGACTCTTTATAGGAGGTAGTAATACAGCGGGTTCAATTAAAATTACTAATATATCTTTTAAAGAGGTAGGTAATCCTTGGACATTGCTGAATAGCGACTCTTCACACTACGTAGAGTTTCCGGGAACAGGGGCGAGATTTGTATCTGACACCTTAACCCCTCTTATGGAATTAGCGCAGACGAGTGTGGTAATAGCAACAAAACCTTACGTTGTAACATGTAATGTAAACTACGCTGCGGGAAGTGGAGATTTAAAGTGTAACGTAGGGGGTGTAGCTCCTACAGCTTTTACTGAAGGATTCAACACGAAGGCTGTTACGTCGGGAGCGGGAACTGTTTTCAGTTTCATTGGAGGTGCTTTAAATGTCGACGCTACAATTAGTGACGTATTTGTTTACAAGGTAGGAATGAATTGGATTGCTTCCGGTTCTGAAGTGATTTTTAATAATGGATATACCGAGCTCATTATTGATGCAGTTAACAGTAATGTTGGAATAATTTCATCAGGAGTATTTCAAAGCGGAGTAGATTATAAAGTCGAAGTAACTATGAAAGCTACCGCTTCTTTCGATGCGGAAATTTTAGAAAGCAATGGAGCTGTTCTTGTTTCTACTATAGGTAATCCTTCACTTACTACAGAGTATCAAGACTTCACTTATGAGTTTACGGGAACGGGCGCTTACGATTTATTTATCCATAGAGACTCTACAGCCGCTTCTTCTAACCAAACGATTTATATAAAATCTGTTTCGGTGAGAAAATTAGGTGACCCAAATACAAGCATCACCGCATTATTTTAACACTATGCCTATAGCTATACAAATAGGAAATATGATTGCGGGAGGAGCAGGCAGCTCGTCTGTTTCGCCCTCTCCTCCGCCTGTAACAGGATTTAAATTTGAGGTTACTACTAACACTAGAGGAGGTGCTAGTTCTTCCACTGAGTTCCAATTACCTTTAATTGCATCAGGAAATTATAATTTCGAAGTAGATTGGGGTGATAGTACTACTGATACTATCACTACATGGAATCAAGCAGAAGCATTACACACTTATAGTGTGGCGGGAACTTATGTTATTGAATGTACAGGCACATTAGAGGGGTTTGCATTTGCAGCAGGAGGTGATGACACAAAGATTAATGAGATATTTAATTGGGGTGGAAGCAACCTGAATTTAGGTAACAGTCCTTTTGCTTTTTCCGGATGCGCAAACCTAACTGTCAGTGCTACTAACACGCCTGCTAATACAGGAGCGCTGTTAGGTACATTTTTTAATATAGGCTCTTCTACATTTACAGGAGGAATAGCGGCATGGGATATGTCTAACGTAACAGCATGTGAGAGTTTATGTCAACTAGCTGCTAATTATAATGAAGACATTAGCGGATGGGATGTTTCTAATATCACCAATTTTACTAATGCTTTTACCGGGACAGCTATGAGTGTTGCTAACTATGATGCACTATTAATAGCATGGTCAACACAAACGGTACAGAGTGGAGTTACCTTTAGCACTTCTGCTCAATACACATTGGGCGGAGCTGCGGCAGCGGGTCGCGCTACTTTAATTACTAATGGTTGGACTATAGTTGACGGGGGTGGTATTTAATGTAAAAAAATTATGAGTACACAAATTTGCTATCCTACAGAAGAAACATGGTTCATATGTTTTGCTACAGAAGATAAACTTGTAGTTAAAGCATATGCTTCCTTTAGTACGGATGAATGTATGGAGACCCCATGGGAAACTATAGAGCAATATACGGTACAACAGGATTGGATTGATAGATTAGCGGAGTATGGCATAACCCCATCACTCCCTTTAAATGAAGGAAACTAATGGAGATGCTAGGTATTTATGAGATTGTTCTACTCTCTGCAGGGATAGTAGGTGTTTATATCAGAATTAACAACGAAGTGCAAAAGTTAAAAAACAGAGTATATACTCTTGAGCAAAGTAAAGATGAAGTAACTGAGATGCTTAAGGAACTGAGTGCAGATATTCAAGAAATTAAACTTCTTCTTGCTCGTAAGCAAATTGACTTGTGAGAGATATAGACCAAATCATTGTTCATTGCTCGGCTACACGAGAAGGTCAAGATATTAGTGTAGATACTATCCGAGAGTGGCACACTTCTCCACCACGAAATTGGTCAGATATAGGATATCACTATGTTATTTATTTAGATGGAAGTATAGTTCCGGGTCGTCCTGAAGAGAGACAAGGCGCTCATTGTAAGAATCATAATAAAACAAGTTTGGGGATTTGTTATATTGGTGGTGTAGAAGAAGATGGAGTTACACCTAAAGACACAAGAACCCTAGCTCAAAAATCTGCTCTTAAAGCTTTACTCTTAGAGCTTAAATCCGTCTATTGTGATATAACTATTTATGGCCATCGTGATTTTTCTTCTAAAGCTTGTCCAAGTTTTGATGCTATTTCCGAGTATAAATGGATAAGCAACTATTATAATGAAGAAGAAATTTAAAGAAACGAAGGTCGGAAAATTTTTATCTAACAAAGCCCCTGACATATTAGAAGTAGCCGGAGACCTTCTACCTGATGCAGGATTGCTTGGCATGGTAAGTAAGATGGTGCAGTCATCTCAGCTAAGTATTGAAGAAAAAGCTGAAGCTACACGCGAACTCTCAGAGCTATATATGTTAGAAGTAGAAGACAGAAAGAGTGCGCGAAAGTTATATTCCTCTGATAGTGTGGTGCAGAAAGCTTTAGCTATAGTTTTTACTGTAGCGTACTTTATCTTAAGCTACCTAATGTTTAAGTATTTTATAGAAGAGGATATTACGCTTGGAGAATTTGAGATAAGTTTTATCTCTACTATCTTCGGAGCTATGAGCGCAAAGGTAAATACAGTGGTAGATTTTTTCTTTGGAGGTTCAGCTAAAAAGGACTAAGGAAAAACCTGTATCTTTGTACAAACTTTAATTACACTATAATGGAAAAATTAACTACTGAAGAACTAGAGAAGGTTCAATCTTTCGTGAGTGAGTTTAACACTTTGAAGATGAAAATCGGAGATGCTGCTCTCGCTCAAACCTCCCTCGTAGGTCAAGTTGACGTACTGAAGGTGGCGTATAACGAATATGAGCGCGAGCTTATGGACAAGTACGGAAAGGATGCTGTTATCAATGTTCAGACGGGAGATATTAAAACAAAAGAAAAAGAATAGAGATGTCTAAGATTAGCACGTATACCACTGTATCTCCTGTAGCTGTGGGAGATAAAGTCATAGGAACAGATGTAGGAGGTTCTCCGACTGATGCAACTAAGAATTTTAAAGTAGAAGATATAGCCGCTTTAGCGGGAACAGGGGGTTATGTTACTTTAGAACAGGTGCTTACAGCGGGAAATACTGCTACTAATACTATAACACTTACAGGAACTATAACCCAACCTGCAGGTAATCACGACCTTACTACAGGAAATATAACTCTTGCCGCGGGAAACGTAAATCTTACCTCGGGAAATGTGAATATTAACGCCGGAGCTCTTTCGGTTGGGCCGGGCGGAGTCCCAAGTTCTTTTCAAAACAATGTATCATTTACTGAGGAGATAAACATTTCAAGTGCTAATGCTCGTATTAGATGTGCAACAGGACTTGGAAATAATGGGGAGGTTTTAACTTCACAAGGCAGCGGTCTTATTCCAACATGGTCAGTTATTACAAAGTCTAATTATAGCAATATATTTAAAGGAAGTTCAATTACTGCTGCAACGAATATAGCCCCTATTGACACCCCTGTACAGGTAGAGTTTGGCCCTGCACAAAACTCAGCTTCCGACCCTGCTATGATGGATGTTAATGGGGTAATTACTTTTAATGAAGCGGGTACATATGTTGTAGAACCTATTCTAACTTATGCCCAAAGGACAGCTGCTGTTGCTACTACTACTCAGTTTGCATTTGGATATGATGCTGCAGGTGGAACTACATACCAAAATATAAAACCTACAGAAGTGGATATGCAATATGATGAGGCGGCTCAAAGAAAAACATGGACAAATCATTTTAAAATTGTAGCCGCGGCAGGCTCAACATGTATTATGAGAGTATGTGCGTCTTCAACCAATAGCGGAACAGCAGATTGTAGACTACAAGAATCGGCAAGCGCTACAGGAGATTTAGGAGCTTCGCCTGCATCATCTATTTCTGTGTGGAGGTTAGCATAGTATGGATATTCGAAAAGTCTCTATAGGGCCGGATTATAAATCGGGGGCTATGCATTATCTTGTAGGCCAAAGTGTTTTAAATGGAGAGTATACTATACACCTTATTCGTTCTGAACAAGATGAAATTAAAATTTGGATAGAAAGAGCAAATGAGGTTATCTTATGGAAGTCTTTCACTTCTACCATGCCTATATCAATTGAATATAATATCAACTTTTAATTATGGATAAAGAATCTATAGAATCCAAGATAAAGAAGTTAACTGAAGCTAGAGATATTGCTTCGAGCTTTGAAGAAAAATTAGGGCTGCATGACCAAATTCATGCTTTAAAGATGGAACTAGAAGGAACTACTCCAACAGGACATGACTCTATTGAGTGTATAGGTTGCGGGTCATAATGAAATCTCCTTTTTATTTTATTGCAAAACCCAAGGGCGGTACACGTTATAAGAACGCTGTGGATTGGGAGGGTGATGAGTTTATCATTAATACTTCGGAAGAAGACCACAGGTTTTCAAATCGTATAGCAGAGGTAGTAGAACTTCCCGTAGGTTATAAAGGCCCAATAAAGGTTGGTTATGAACTCTTAGTTCATCATAACGTTTTTAAGTTTTATAATGACATCAAAGGTAGGCGTAAGAGTGGAAGAAGTTTTTTTAAAGAAGACTTATACTTTATAGATACCGAACAGTTTTTTATGTACCATGATGGTACACAATGGCATGCGTATGATAGATATTGCTTTGTAGCCTCTATCCCTACGGAGGATTGTTTTTTATATAAACCATTCAGTAAAGAACCTCTTATGGGTGAGATGCGTTATGCTAATGACTACCTTAAAAAAAATGGAGTAGGCGAAGGGGATAAAGTTTCTTTTACTCCTAACAGTGAATATGAATTTGAAGTAGACGGAGAAAAACTATATAGAATATTTGACCATCAAATAACTATGACTCTATGAACACAAATATTATTAAATTAAAAATAATTGAGGCAGGTCATAGAGCGGTAGAACAGCTCATAAAGGTCGCTAAGGAGCAGATTATAAAGCATGACCCTGAAGACGACCTGTCTGCTGATAGACTTAAAAATGCGGCAGCTACCAAAAAACTTTGTATCATGGATGCATTTGAAATTTTAAACCGCATTGAGTCAGAGAAGGAAGCGATAGATGCTCAACAAAAAGGTATAGCAAAAAATATAGATACTAAACAAGGATTTGCAGAGCGAAGGTCAAAGTAATATAGTTCATAGAGTTGTAAATGATTACATCCCTAAACATGTCTTGTCTAAAAAGAATAAAGCTAAGACGTGGAAGTATGGCTATGATGAAAAGTATGACCTTGTAATTATCTCTAAAGACGGAACGCTTGGAGAAGTATATGAAATTCAGAATCTAAAAATAGGTCTACCTCTATCTCCTAAATCGTGTCCTCAAAGACACGGTAAGAAAGCGGAGCAGTATTGGGAAAGAACGGACTTACCTAAAGAGTTGTCTAGAATACAATCTATTTTTCATTGGAATGAAAAGTCTAATGAGTTTAAAAGCAGGTATGTAGATTATATTGAACAAGAATTCAATTCTAGAGAAGAAGGTTTTTGGTTCAAAAACAATGGAACACCTACATATCTTACAGGCGCGCATTATATGTATCTGCAATGGACAACTATTGATGTAGGTTATCCTGACTTCCGTGAAGCAAATAGATTGTTATATATCTTTTGGGAAGCTTGCAAAGCAGACACAAGGAGTTTTGGAATGGTGTACCTAAAGATTCGTCGTTCAGGGTTTTCTTTTATGTCTTCTTCTGAGTGTGTAAATACAGCTACTCTAGCTCGTGATACTCGTGTAGGTATACTATCTAAAACAGGTACGGACGCAAAGAAAATGTTTACTGATAAAGTAGTTCCTATTAATAGTAGGTTACCCTTCTTCTTTAAACCCATTATGGATGGTATGGATAAGCCTAAGACAGAGCTTGCGTACCGCGTTCCTGCATCGAAGATTACGAAGAAGAATATGTTCGATGTAGAAGATGATGAGATTGATGGTCTTGACACAACAATTGATTGGAAGAATACAGACGACAACTCTTATGATGGTGAGAAGTTATTACTTCTCGTGCATGATGAGAGTGGTAAGTGGATAAAGCCAAATTACTTCTCGTGCATGATGAGAGTGGTAAGTGGATAAAGCCAAATAATATATTAAACAATTGGCGGGTTACAAAAACGTGTCTACGTTTAGGAAGCAAGGTTATAGGTAAGTGTATGATGGGTTCTACTTCTAACGCGCTAAGTAAAGGAGGAAGTAATTTCAAAAAATTATATGAAGACTCAGATGTCTTAAAGAGAAATAGAAACGGACAAACAAAAAGCGGACTATACTCGTTATTTATTCCAATGGAGTGGAATATGGAAGGGTTTATTGATAGATACGGGATGCCTGTATTCCATAACCCTGAATCTAAAGTGCTAGGTATTGATAATGAATATATATACCAAGGCGCTGTAGATTATTGGGAAGCAGAAGTAGACTCTCTAAAGGGAGACGCAGATGCGCTTAATGAGTACTACCGACAATTTCCTCGTACAACTTCCCATGCTTTTAGAGATGAGAGTAAGCAATCAATATTTAACCTTACTCGTATCTATCAGCAGATAGACTATAACGATACTCTTATAAAAGAACACCACATTACCCGAGGTAGTTTTAGGTGGAAAGATGGAATAAAAGATAGTAAGGTTATTTTTTCTCCTGACAAAAGTGGGAGGTTTAATTTAGGATGGATACCTTCTCAAGCTATACAGAATAGAGTAATAAAAAAGAATGGTATTAAGTATCCCGGCAATGAACATATTGGAGCTTTTGGATGTGACTCATATGACATCTCAGGAGTAGTAGGAGGTGGGGGCTCTAATGGAGCTTTACATGGGTTGACTAAGTTTAATATGGATGATGCTCCAAGTAATGAGTTTTTTTTAGAGTATGTTGCTAGACCTCAAACAGCAGAAATATTTTATGAAGAAGTACTTATGGCATGTGTATTTTATGGTATGCCTATATTAATAGAGAACAACAAGCCTAGATTGCTTTATCATTTTAAGAATAGAGGGTATAGAGGTTTCTGCACCAATAGACCTGACAAAGCTTATAATAAACTTTCTAAAACAGAAAGAGAGTTAGGTGGAATTCCAAACTCTTCGGAAGATGTTAAACAAGCGCACGCTTCAGCAGTAGAGTCATATATAGAAAAGTATGTAGGAATGGATATACAGGGTACATTTCGAGACTCGGATGAAATGGGAACAATGCTTTTTAATAGGACGTTAGAGGATTGGGCAAAGTTTGATATTACTAATAGAACTAAGTTTGATGCAACTATAAGCTCGGGTTTAGCAATAATGGCATGCCAAAAACACCTCTACCAACCGGAGAAAAAGACTAATAAATTAAGTCTTACCTTTGCAAGGTATAATAATAAGGGGACTTTAAGTGAACTGATTCGATGAAAGATGTAAAAATAGATATTTCATCTACAGGGTTTCCGAGTCAATTCGTGTCCGACGCTGAAAAAAACTCTGTTGAGTTTGGTCTTCAAGTTGGTCAGGCTATTCAGTATGAATGGTTTAGGAAAGACGGAACTCAAAGTAGATTTTACGACCAATGGAGAAACTTTCATAGGTTACGACTATATGCCCGCGGAGAACAATCTATAGCTAAGTATAAGCAAGAATTA